TCGCCTCGGCCTCTCGTCTGGTTGCCGACAGAACTCCCCCTTGGTACTGCCCCGACTTATCTCGTTTGCCCAGTATCCGGTTCTGCATCTGTTGTGGAGTTTCTCCTGCGATTAACCCCTTACGGATTTCCTGCCCGACCCTGCGTTGAGTGTCGTTGCCCAGCTTATTCCACCACGACGGGGAGCCGTCTTTTTTGTCCTTTGTAAATAACGGGAGGCCTTCGATCAACGTGGTATCAACCAGAGTCTCGAAGAATTTTGGAGGGGCACTGACCGAAACGAGAGGGATCTTCACCGCCTTGTTGATCTCGTTGACAGCCTGTTGACTTTGCAGTTTTGAGAGGTCTATTAGCGAATCTTTTAAATCCTGCTGATGCCTGTCGATTGTATTTTCAACCCACGTTGCGGAGAGGAATTCTTGCTGTGCTAGTAACCGTTGGCGCTGGGAATCGGTTAGGCTGCTGACATCCTTTAGCTTTTCATTCGTTTCTTTAAATAAAGGCTTGATGAGGTTTTTTATCATGTCATCAACAAGGGACTTCTCAATCCCTTGTAGGTTAACAGCATTCTTGAAAGCCTCGCCTTTGATAACCTCGGAGATTAGCATTTAGCCCTCGGAGATCCCTGTGCCAAGGTTTTGAATGTTTTCCCGTTCCTCGTCGTATGTCCAACCGTCAGGGTAAATCTCAAAGCGTTTGCGTAGGCTGAATGCCACAACTGGACTGATAAGGCCTTGCAGTTCTGCTTCGTTGATAGCCCGTAACGTGTCGGGGTTGAATTCTTCGTCAACGAAATCCTTATTGATCTCTATCGTGTAATCCACGTTGTCGGGGTCACCACTGGCGGACCATTGGAGAAACAACCTGCTCAGTTCATACAGACCGGATTGCGTTGTGTTCACCATGACGTTGAGTAGGCTGGCCTCGGCTCCCATTCGGGTTCTAGCCGACTCTGCACTTTCAACCTGCCGACGTGGTTGGATTAAACGGGCTCCCATCATCACCGCTTGAAGCACCTTTTCATCCATCGCCTGTTTCAACTGGTTCAAGCCCTGTCCACCGAATTCAAGGAAAGTCACCTTTGCATCTGGCGGCTCCAAGATAATCGGGGTATTTGGGCCAAGGGAGAACTCAGCATCCTCCTTGCGGATACCAACGACCACCGGAGTCGGTACTCCCAAAGCATGTAGCCCTTGCTCGTAGTCTGCGCTATTGCGGAACAGGGAAAGCAGTAGGTTGGCGAGGTGTAGCATCGGAGGGTCACCAACTTCACCCCCAAGGTGGTCCACGTTGAAGACTACCGCAGGGATTTCTGGCAGCGAACCGTTGGGGCCAGTAGGGGTGATCTCTTCTATTTTGTGCAAGCCTTTCTTGCCCATTTTAAACCGTTCGGCCATATAACGGCCCTCTACCATACTCAGCACCAACCTAATATCGGTGGACTCTTTCTTTACCCCTGAGAAGTCCCACTCACGTTCTGCAAGAATTATTTTGTTCGGTCGTTTCCCACCCTCCCAGTGCAGGATGTCCTCTGCATGGTAGAGGCTAACGTAGAACTGTTGATAATCGTTTGAATAGTCCAGTAGGGCCAAGACCCGTCCGGTTATTAAAAGCTCGCGCATGATCTGGGTTGACAGGCCCGTGATATCTTCTTCGTTGTGGGTACAACCGTCCCAGAAATCCAAAAAGTCATCGGGTCCGGTTACGGTCACAGCCTTGCGCTGTATATCTCCCAGCCGGCCCTCTACCGTTGAGGCAAACAATCCCAAAAGGCTTGCCCTGTTAACGTATTCAAAGAAAGCCTCTGCTGGCATTTTAAACGGTCTTGGGAGGTAACCCTTGGCCTCGGCATGTCGTTTGACTGCATCTTCTCCAAGGTATAGGTGACGGCACCGTTCCCAGTACCGGAGCATTCTGTCGTATTCTGGGTGAGTTATTTCATGGGAGTGCATTTCATGTCCTGTTAAATACCGGAAACTCTAAACTGAGAAAGCTGGCCCCGCCTGTTTGGCGATTCCTCAAACAAGCAGTATCCAAGTGCTGTGGTAACGTGTTGCTCACGCTGGTTATCGTCCTCAACGTAGTTCGCTCCCTTTTTGAGATGTACCGTTTCCAACCCCTTGATGAGTGTTCTGCATCGTGGGTGAACCTTTAACGATACTTTCCCGTTTGCGCTTTTTAATAGGGCGTTAACAAGATTATGACGCTCCCTGACAGGGGGATTGGATCTGGGTACTTTCTGAACCGTAAACCCTGCCCGTCTGAGTATTTCGTAGTCCGTCATTCTGCTACGGGTATCCCTAGCATTTCCTGAGGCATCCCCGTAGATCACCACCCCCTCGGTGGAGTAACGGGAAATAAATTCGTTGACCGCATCGTGGGTATCGGCTTTGTCGAGGATGATTTCATCGATAACGTGGTACTCCCCCTGCTTGGGATGATACTGGATAATGCAACTCGACATCGGTTTCCCCACGCCAATATTGAAGTCGTGAGTCCAAAACAACGGGAGGGACGGCTCTCTTTGGATTGCTGAATCCACGTTATCCTCACGGATAAACGAGGTATATATTCGATTCTGATCCAGTGCGACCCACTCCGAAAGAACCATCCGCTTAAACATACTCTCCGAATAAGTAGACCGAAGGGTTTCAACATACCCTTCAGGGAGATGCGGATTGTCCTCTGTTTTGGCATAAATCACGTCCTGCAATTTAGCGTTATGGTTTTCAACGAAACGGGTATACATCCAAGTCGATGGGTCATCCAAGGTTGAGGTAAACAAGCATTGGAGCCTGCCCATCCGTTTATCCCTAAGTCGGGCGTTGAGAACATCGATGGCCTCCTTACGGGTCTGCCATACCTCATCGGCCCAATACCAACCAACCTCCAAACCACTCAACCGCTCGTAATGCTCAAGGGATCGGATCAGTACCCGAATCGTCCCGTATTTCCCTTGCACTAGAATGTCCGTAGGCCCCCGTCCCCGTGGTATTGAGTTGGGGGTTACCTTCACCCCTGACCGTTCGGCAATGTGGTACAGTGCCCGAATTGTCGTGTCGTAGAGTTGGGGGTAGGTATTCGACACGATCAACCCGTAAACGTCTTTCGGAGTGTTACGGGCTTTCAGCAAGGCCCAGAGAGAGCCGATCATGGTCTTTCCAGCCCCAACGCCACCCCCTAAAAAGATTTCTCTTTTCTTGGAGGCCAGCACCTTGAACTGGTGCCGCATTAGGTGGATGTCGGACTGCACTATTCAGCCGCCTCAACCTCCAGAAGCTCATCGCGGTCTAGCTCACTGGGCAACACGATCCGGATGCTCGCTTGGTCGGTTGTGGTGATGGATTCTTTGGTTTCTTTTGCCAGCTCCAGCCGTAGGCTTTCGGGTAGGGCAATCCCTTTTTTCTCAAAGGCCCGTGCTGTTTCTAAGGCAGACCAATCGTTTTCGGTTCGTTGGTTGTAGATTTCCTCAACCATTTCGACCTCGGTCTGTCGATCATGGACACGCTCCCCCCATTTCTCAGGGTTGCGGTATCCCAACCACATTCGAATGGCTCCCATGTCGGGAGGGAAATATTTCTTTATCCGCTTTACATCGTGGCGAACGAGGTTGTTCTGGGCATCCCGAACGGCTACCAACTCCTCAACCTGTTCGGTGAACCCCGTGGCCCGTTTGTATAGGGCATTTGTGATCTCAGATTGGGCTTTTCTTCTCCCTTCGACAATAGCGGCAGCTAAAGCAGGTTCCTTCTTCTTGTAGCCCCTCCACGTTCGTTCTCCGACCCCGTAGTAAGCGGCCATCTCTTTTTCGTTGTATCCCTGTTTGCTGAGTTCTCGGACTTCATCCAAGTGAGGCTCAACCATAGTAGGGTAGAAACTTGGTCGCATGATTCCTTATCACTGTTTGATTTCGACTTTGGCTTCTGGGTATTTATCGGCCAGCCATTCCTTCAGTGACTTCTCTAGTGTTTCAAATCCCTCTTGTGGATGTTTGACAATGATTTGGGAGATGTCCTCTTTCGGGTTATCGCCAGCCGGTTTTG